ACGATATTCTTTCTAAATCCATTTACATTTGGTAATACTTTCGCAACCATAACCGCAGTATTCGCTGAATATCTTGCGACATCAACCCCTATCAAATAAAATGTTTTAGGATTAGCGGGGTTCTCTTGCGCTTTACGCTCACATTTTAATAAAGTTCTTTTTTTATTTAGCCTAGAACTATTTAGCCAGGCTTCTTTATTATTACCTGTCCATATGCTTAAATTTTCACGCGCGAATGATTCTTCACTTACTGTATTAGAGTAGCGCTGGTCTAATATTGTAGCTTTATCTACAAGCCCGTAATGTAGCGGCACTTCGTAAGAAAGGCCCCAACAGAAGTATTCATTCGGTCGCAGTACCATATTAACCGCGATTTCTATAACTTTAGAGTACATAAAAACAGTGCGTTCTGCCGCGGTCGTAATAAATGTTTGTGGAGAAGAAGGTTCTTCTGGATTGATAGTGCCATCAACTTCGCGGCGCTTGATATTCATTTGTGGCAATAGAACTTCGGTATATGGCACTTCATCAATTAGCGCGGCTTCCTCTAATATTGCCGCCGTAGCACGAAGACCACGAGAAGTATCTTTTGCAACGACAGTAATCATGCTACCATTTTTAAACCGTAGTTCGTAATAGTTATTACTAGACTTGATACCGGTTTTGCCATCTTCGCCGCGTGTCGCAAGCTCTTTTTCCAATAGAGGCCAATGGCGGAAAATTTCTTCAAACTTGGCTTCGGCAATTTTAACAACCGTGCCTTTAACATCTGATGCAATCATGATGTTGGAGCGTGGTAGTAATACCGCGCGCACGATACTGCTTAAATAAGCAGTAAATGATTTTGAAGTCGCGCGGGTAGCAGTCCAACTATGATATCTAAAACGCATACTCGCGCGGAGAGCAATACGTTGAAAGGGCATTAAATGGAAGTTTTTTGCGTCCTCTGAATCCTATATTGTATCTAAATATAAGTCTGGATACAGTATCCAATGATTTAAATAAGTAGTAAAAAGTTCTTGGTTCGCGTCTAAAAATTCCTTAGTAAGTACGACTCCTTTCTCAATGGGTATGCCATCGCGTAATATTAAATCCGCCATCATTACCCCTCCCCATTGAGGTCGCCCGCGAATTCATCTTCTCCTTCATATTCAATATCCGCATTCTCATCAAATTCAACCGCCTCGTTTTCAATCTCTTCAAGACGTTCAGTCATATTATAGCGTTCGCGCGCGTCTTCAACTTGCTCTGCGAAGTTTCCTTCATTAACTACAAGACGCTTAATATAATTCTAAATATTTTGCATCATAAAGTCAATAGAGTCGCGTGGCTCAACATGCCATTTGGGATGCCAACCCTTTTTGCCGTAATAGACCATTAGTTCTCCAACAGATTCAAAGTCTGCCGCGGATTTTGCATTATTTGCTTCAAACTTTGCAATCTTAATAATGTTGTCGCGGGCGTCCATATCCTTTTTAATATCCGCCCCGTTGCGCAACCCTTTCTTAATCCTTAATTCAATTTCGCAAAGGTCGCGGGCGTAGTGTTGAAGAATTGGCGTTGAAACGTTTTGAGAAGCAACGATATTGTTATAAAACTCATCAAGGAAAAGTAGCTCATCTTTTGTATATGTGGCTGACCACTCTTTTTTTAATCTCTTTAATTTTGCCTCATTAATAACTTCTATTTCGTCATTAATGGTGCCTTCGGCGCGCGCAATGCGCCATCTTTCATTTTCATCCATCCACTATAAACCATCGTAATGGTCATCTAGAAGTAGGTTGAAGTAGGCCGTTAATGTATGCTCCCCATTCACCTTATAAAGTTGCGTCCATTTGTTAAGATCAAAGGGGACATCTAGGTAGCGGCATAATCTATCAACTTCTCCCAAGTTATCTTGCGGTACCATCTTTTCCAAGCATGGGGTGCATATTATAGAGCGATGCGCAGGAAAGTATGGTGATGGAGTGTAACAGAAGAAGTTTTCGGGCCGCTCCTGTTTACACTTGATGCATTTGCGCTTCTTTAGTTCGTCTGTCATTTACACCCTGCCCTCCTCGCTCAATGCGTTTTCTTTTTTCGCACTCCTTACAGGTTCCAGAAAATCCATCTTTGCGGCTGCGATTGCGCACGAAGAATAGTGGATCAACTGGTAGGTAGCGGCCGCAATGCTTACATAGTTTGGTTTTTTCGCGCGGCGTATCTAGCAATAGATGGTATTTGCGCGCGGCCTCCGCGATACGTTCAGGTATTTCGCGCGAGAGTATAGTGCATAAATGATTTTCATTATACTTAATTCCAAACTTCAATTGAAGTTCATTTATAATGTCGGAGTATGGAACGCGCTCTATTTTAAGCCGCAGTATGTATGCGCGCAATTCAGTTAGGTTAGCCATATCTCTATAACGTTCAAAATCGAATAGTAGGGTGCGGCCGTAGGTATCTATTTTTTCTCTAAATTGGTCGCGCAGCGCATCATAATTATTTATAAGCGCTCGTATATGTAGTGGATTTTCCCAGTCAAATGTATGCTTTCTAACAATCCATTTTACCTCCGCCCCATTGTTGCGCGTTTCGTAATCTTTGATGTCGCGGGAGATAGAAGATAGGAGAGCGTTATCGACGCGCTCTTGCCACTAATCGCGCGGCATCCAATATGATGCGTCGGATGTCCAATCGTAGAATGCGGCCTTAGGGTGGTCCATTGTTTGGAAATGCAATGTGGGTTTATATGCGTCTTTTAGGTAGTATTGGTGGCGGCGCACATCAATTAGCATATGCTTCAATTGATACAATCTGTATCCATTATCAAGTAGGCGCGTATCTTCATCTATCGCGGCCTTGCCTTCATTTTGCGCCACGATATGTTCTAGGTGCGCGATACGGTCCCAGAGTTCCTACATACCTGGGATGTCCGCATCGCCAATATCAATAAGTTCGCCGGTTTTCTTATCATATTTGGGCTTGCGGATTTCGGGCTTCTTTTTGGTATAATTTTGTTTCTGTGATATGGGTTTTAGAGCTTGTTGGTCCGCAAGCGGATTATCAACAATCTCATCAAGCGAAAGCAACTTGTCGTCTTTCTTTTTAAAGCTGCCGTAGCGTCTATTGCCGTCCGTGGTTTCGCCGCGCTAGACCGCATTCAAGCCGTTCTCGTCCTTCCCATACAAAATATATGACCCCATCTATTCTAATTCTAGCGGCGTGGGGTCAGTTGCCAGCTAGTCTAAAATATCTTTCACGGCTGCGACACGGTCGATGTCTCGCTCAATGTCGTAGTTTAGTGAGTATTTCTTTTTCATGGGCGTTCACCTCACTTTGGTAATTATATTATAACATAGGGAGTTTTGGTGTGTCAAGTATTTGGGTTTTTAATTTTGTCGAGTGGGGTTCAAAATTTACCGGGTGTAGAGAAAATGGGAGGCCCCATAGTTAGAGGCGTCTAACTCATGTATTTTCCGGGATATAACCCGCCCGGTATATACATTGCTGGTTTTGGTAGCCACCTGACCAGATTTTCCATTGTCAGACGCGGCAATGGCCAGCCCAGATTTTACATTGCAAATCTGGTCTACCACCCACCCAGATTTAACATTTAAGCGAAAAAGTTTAGTTAAGCCCCTCTAACTAAATATTACGAAATTGTTACAGACCGCCCGCTAATTGTTACAAAAATGTAACAAATACTTAACAATTTGTTAAGGAAATTGTAACAAAAAAGTCATTGACAAGCGCCCCGTATGGCGTTATAATAAGCACGTCAGCAGGGCACAAGAGGCCCAATGACAGAAAGGGTTTACAGTATGAAACGGCAGGACTATCTCAAGGCGCTCGCGCATTACGAGGAGGAGCTTGCGCGTCAGGACGCGAAGCGCTCCACAGGCTCCACTGGCAAGCTGGCTGACGTTATTCTGAGGGACTATATCCTCATCCATGGTATCGAGCGCGAGGCGGATGTACGCTGCAGGCGCCTCGGTAAGGCCGACGTCACGCGCAAGGCTTGCGGCAAGGTAGAAATCAAGACCGGTTCAGGCGCCGTTGCTTATGGCTCCTGCTTGACCAAGGAGGATATCGTAGAGGAGAATATCCTGCCAGGCGTTAGCCTCGTTTGCTGGGCACCTTTCACCGCGTTTCTCACCAAGGAAAACATGGTCAGTATGACCTGGGTGTTCACTCGCGAGGAGTTCATCGAGACCCTCGAGGCAATCGGCAAAAATGGCCTGCAGTCCGCGGTCAAGGTCAGCAAGGGCGGCGCTCAGCTGAATATCCAGACCATCACGCCTCGCATGGAGGACAGGCTCTGGGACATCCTCGAGACCATGCCCACGGTCGAGGAATACTTCGGAAGGTGAGGCGCAAGCCTCACCTCCCTTCATCAACTACAATATAGGAGGGTAATACAATGACAACGTATAAGGTGCAATTCAATGGAACCGTACAGGATGTCGAGACAATGGTTAGGGTGATGGACAAGCTATTCCGCCAGCGCTTCAATGTGTACGGAGGAAAGCGCCTGACAAGCTACAAAGATACGAAAGGCTATCACGTAGTGATGAGCTACAGCGCTGGCTGGGTCTGGACAACTTTTGAAAACCTACTTCGGGCGAGCTACAGAAAAATTTACAATATGAAGTGGATACGGGATGAAAGTTATATGGAAATGCGCCACTAAGGCGCATTTTTAATATTTAGATGTAATACATCTAAATTTATCATTTGACAAGTTATAAAAATTATGCTATACTATAATTGTTCCAGAGGAACAGAAAGGAAGTATACAAAATGAAGAAAAATGTTGGAATATTGGTCGCGGCACTTGTCTGGGTTTCTATCGCTATTCTGTGTGTGATTTGTCCGGCGCGGCATTTGTATACTTTACGCGGTGAGATTTATATTGTTAGTTACGAAGAAGATACAACTATTATTCGTGATGAAAATGGTCAAATATGGGGCTTACATGGAACAGAGGTTCCAGTATGTGGCACACCAATTATATTGACTATGGATAATATGGGCACAGATACCATTGTTGATGATAGTATTATCAAGTTTGAAGTGGCGCGATAAACGCCACTTATTTATTTTAGATGTATTACATCTAAAAATACTTATTGACAGAATAAAATATTGGTAGTATACTTATATCAAGAAAAGAGAAGGAAAACTCTTTAAACCAGAAAGGTTCTAATCATGAAAACTATCAATGTTGTAAAGTTTGGCAAAGGTTATTATATCAGCACTCGACTCAGCGGTCGTATGGTAGGGCATGAATTTTGCAAGACAAAGAAAGCCACCGAAGAACGTATCGCGGTACTAAAAAAAGAGGGATATCGTATTCAGTAAGGCGCTACCGCGCCTTTAATAATTTAGATGTCTAACATCTAAAAATATCTATTGACAACTTATTATATTTATGGTATACTTAGTCCATCAAATGAAGGGAGTAACGGCCATGATTAAGACCATCGAAGCAATTCTCAACTTGAAAGACTCGGAAGGACTCACGATTAAAAACTATCAGTCTATTCATTACAAGACAGGCTGGCAGGTTGCCGACCATGGTGTAGAGTGTAAGACAGCTGAAGAAGCTGTGCAAGCTGTGGCAAGCTACAAAGGGAATTGCGGCGTGTGGTATAGCAACGGCATTTACTACATCGACCACAGCTTCCGCGTCAAGACTAAAAAAGAAGCACTCACAATCGGCCGCAAGTATAATCAAATTTCTATCCTCAAGTGGGCCACAATGTCACTGGTGTACTGCTAATAGCAGTACCCACAATTTTTAGATGTATAACATCTAAAAATAATGCTTGACAATAACATTTATATATGATATACTTTACTCAAGAAGTCAAGGAAAAGACTTTAACACCGGAAAGGAACTACAATGGCAAGGTATCAATTAATCAGACGGTATAACGATAACACTATTACATCAGAAAACACGAACGAACTGCCCGCGCTATTCGCCGCGATAGCGATTTATCTTGAAGATTCTAACTGTATCCAGATTAAGGTAATTGATAGCATGACGCATGAAACAATCGTGAAATATTGGAAAGATAACGAAGACACTTGGAGAGAATAATCTCTCCAAACTTTTTAGATGTATAACATCTAAAAACCACTATTGACAATATACCTTTTCTATGGTATACTTATACCATCAAAGAGAGGAGGACAAGAGCCATGACGTACACCTACCACTGCCAGTATGAGCGCGCGAACAGGGTTCAGCACATTGTTGAAGAAATCGGTATCGGTCAAGTTATTAAGAAAAGCTACACGGCTGGACGCTATCTGTGCATTACAGACACAGGCGTTACCATTATTAAAACCGCGGACGAGCTGAAAGTCATTACTATGTATGTCACAACTTACCGCGAGCTGGTAGCTACTTTCGGCGGCGAAAAGAAAATTCCAGCGTACTTAAAAAAGAAGGTCAATCATAATCAAAGTAAATATACACATAATGGAAAAACTATCTGGTGAAAACCAGATAGTTTTATTTTCAATTTTAGATGTCAAACATCTAAAATAAAGCGTTGACAAAATCCCAAAACAATGCTATTATATATTTGTCCAAAGGGGACAAGAAAGGGGAATTTCAAAGTGGAAAATAATTATTGGATTAACAAAGAGCATGGATACATTATTCCCGAAACTGAACTCTATAAAGACGCGGTTGAAATGGAATATGACGATATTACTGACCCAACAAGTGTAGAATATTATAATTTCAATTTATATTATGAAAAATTAAAAATATAAATTAATTAAAATCAATATCCCATAATATGGGATATAAAATTTAGATGTTAAACATCTAATTTTTCTTATTGACATTTTATTTTGAAAGTGATACAATATCACCATAAGAGAAGGCCACTCTACAAACCAGAAGGGCACCCGATTATGACTATTTGGTTCGATATGGACGGCACAATTTCAAATTTGTACGCGGTTGATAATTGGCTTGAACAGTTGAGGGCTGAAAGCCCGAAACCCTACGCAGAAGCTGTGCCTATGCTTAATATGAGCTTGCTCGCGCGCTATCTCAATAAGCTCCAGGCCGCGGGATTTCAAATTGGAATTATAAGCTGGCTTTCAAAAGTTTCAAGCGCAGAGTATTCCCGAAAAGTAACCGATGCAAAGCTGGCATGGCTTCATCAGCATTTGAAATCCGTTTCATGGGATGAAATTATTATTGTAGATTATGGCACAAATAAGGAAACATACGCCCATTCAGAAAATGATATTCTTTTTGATGATGAACAGCGTAACCGTGATAATTGGACGGGCAAGGCGTATGAACCGAATTTGATTTTTGAAATCTTAAAACAGTTAATGGCGTCTAACTAAGACGCCACTTCCCGAAATTAGATGTTATACATCTAAATATTCCGCTTGACAGTTTTGAATATCCATGATAGAATATATCCAGAAGTGAAGGAAAACACTCCAAACCAGAAAGATAACTCGTATGAATCGTATGGTATTTGACACTGAAACTACTGACCTCTCCAAACCATTTTGCTATGATGTCGGCTATTTGATTTTCAATGATGAAAATAATGACATTCTGATGGAAAAGCATTTTGTCGTGGAGCAGGTATGGCATAATTTGCCGCTGTTTGAATCCGCATATTATAAAGACAAGCGGCCTCTGTATGTGGCTCTGATGCGCGCGAAAAAGGCCACCATGACAAAATGGGGTTATATCATGCAAGAAATGATTAGAGATATTAAAGCATATGAAGTAAATGACGCCTATGCTTATAACTCTGATTTTGATGAAAAAGTTTTTAACTTTAATTGTGACTGGTTTAAAACCATGAATCCGTTTGACAATGTGGCAATTCATGATATTTGGGGCTATGTTTCGCAATTTATTTCTTGTAATGATGATTATAAAGCGTTTTGTGAACAGAATGAACTGTTTACTGAAACAGGTAATTATAAAGCAAGTGCCGAAGCCGTTTTCCGTTTCCTTAATCAGACTAATGATTTTGATGAAGAACATATGGGCATGTATGACGCAGAAATTGAAGCTTTCATTCTGACTGAGTGTGTAAAACGTGGCGCGGAATATGACAAAGATTATAAGGTAATTAAAGTATTGCCGCGAATGGCCCAGAAGCCATTTACAATTAAAATTAATGGTACAGTTATCTATGATGGCAAGTATATTAAAAAATACGTGCGGCAAGATGTATACAATTTCACGGTGATGGGCGAATAATCGCCCATCAATTTTATTTTTGAATTTTAGATGTTATACATCTAAAAGTAATTATTGACAATATCCTAAAATTATGATATTATATAATTGTTCCAAGGAGGTAAGCCAAGAGGCGTTAGGAGAGAAGACGCTTCCCTTATTGTTAGGGAGAGACCCTTCAAACACCGAAAAAATTTTCAAAAAAACTTTTGAAAACCTCTTGACAAACCCCAAAGAACATGATATAATAAACTCACAACAAGGGAAGGAAAACCCTAAAAAACCAGAAAGGAACTTATTATGAAGAAGTCCACTATGCAGACCCTTGTCGCTTTCCTCGCCGCTCAGCACTCCCTTCCTTCTGATGTCGCGGATGCCGCCGATGAAATCAAGGCCGAACTGAACCGCAACGCGGAGAAGGCCGCCGCGAATCGTGAACTGTACGAATCCGCGAAGTCAGTTATCTTTGAAGGTTTCCGCATCGCGGGTACTCCTGTCACTATCGCGGAACTGTATGAAGAAATCAAGGGCGAACTGCCGCAGGGATTCAGCAAGTCCAAGGTTCAGTATGCAGTCACTCGTCTGTGGTCTGATGAGATTGTCAAGACCGAAGGCAAGACTAACACCTATACGGTAAAGGCGGAGTAATCCGCCTTTTCTTTTTGCGTAGGTTTAGATGTATAACATCTAAAAAAATTTCCAAAATTCAAAAATTCAACTAAAAAAATACTTGACAATTTTTCAAAATTGCAGTATAATAATAACGTAATCAAGGGAAGGAAAACCCACCAAACCAGAAGGGAAGTAAAAACTATGACTAATACCGCTCTGAACACCGCTCTCCGCAATGCCACTCTCCGCGACATTATTGAGTTTGTTTCCCAGAAATACAATATGGACGCGCTCTCCATTTCTTCTTCCGCGATTGTGTTCCCTACGACCGATGAAGAAGGAAATGAAAAGTATGTAAAGATTTCTGTCTCCGTTCCTCGCGGCACTCGTGACGGCAAGGGCGGTTATGAAGCGTTCGACGGCGAAGTCGCCGCAGATGACTACAAGGCCGAACTGGGAGAGAAGGCCGCGAAGAAGGCAGCGCAGGAGGCCAAGAAGGCCGCGAAGATTAAGGCCGACCAGGCGAAGCGTGAAGCAAAGAAGGTTGTAAAGGAACTGAACGAAAAGGGCCTTGACGGCATGATTCATGACGCGGAATAATCCGCGCCCTTTTCTTTTAGATGTATAACATCTAAAACAAAGCATTGACAATTATTTTTTTATCTGTTATAATACTCTTGTAATAAAGAAGAAGGAAAACTTCTCAAACCAGAAGGGAAAAGCAATGTTTAAGAAAAGACAGCCTATCATCAGTAATTTTTATGATGAAGCTTATAAATATTTTGTTGATAAGCGTTTCATTGCATATAATGAACTTGAACTTGCAATTCGTAATTGCTATGTCAAAGAAGCAATTTCACATTTGTTTCCAGTAAATACAGAATCATATACATCTGCGGAAGAAGCCCTAAAAAAGGCCCGGGAAGAAGTTTGGATGAAAAAAATAGACTATACCGCCGCGCTTAAAAAGGAACAAGATTATTATAATAATAATCATATGCACTTTGTAGCATGTAAGGATTATAATAATCCTAATGACTTTTCTGTTGATTTAGCAATTGAAAATATTGTCAGACGGGCGAAGGGGCTTTAATACCCCTTTTTTGTTTTAGATGTATAACATCTAAAATATAATCTTGACATTTTATTTTCTTTCTGATATACTATTCACGTAGACAAAAGGAGAAGGAAAACTCCCGAAACCAGAAAGGCGATAACATGAAGTCTGATTACAGAGTTCGCGCCGAACGCTTCATCAAAATGATTGCTCCGTTCTTAATTTCATGTAAATATGTCAATGATTATTATCACGCTATTTGTGCTTTCAATATCCGTTATCATAGAGCAGTTATTATGAAATACGGCATTTCCCGCATTGCGCTTATTACTTCTGATTATGTTATTAAAATTACTTATGATGAAGAATCTGATTTTGGTACTTGTGAGGATGAGCGCTTGATGTATGAAGAAGCAAAACTTGCAGGATTTGATTATCTTTTTGCCCAGATTACACATGTAGAATATGAAGGTAAAGATTATTATATCATGCCCCGTATTCATGGCATTGGTAAATATGAAGATGACGCTTATGAATATATGACCGAAGAAGAAAATGATTGGGTTAGCAACCGCATTTATGATTTACATAATAAAAATTATGGATGGAAGAACGGCCATATAGTTCTAATTGATTATAGCGCTCATTATTAAAGGGCTTTAACCGCCCTTTCATGTTTTAGATGTTAAACATCTAAAACAAATACTTGACTTCTTTTCAAAATTATGGTAATATATAATTGTTCCAAGGGAAGGAACGGGAAACTTCAAGAAGAAAAAAATCTTCAAAAAAGTTTCAAAAAAGTCTTGACAAACCTTACAAAGTATGGTATAATCAAGATGTTCCAAACGAAGGAACGAAACAAAATGAACGGGAAGGAAAACCCAAGACAAACCAGAAAGGAATTAAAACTATGACTAAGAACACCATGAACGCTATCTACACTGTGCTGTCTGGCGCTGACTTCGAGGGCAAGGCCGAGGTCATGGCCGAGGTTGAAAAGGAACTGAACCGCGGCGCTGCGGAGCGTGAGGCCAAGGCCGCGATGTATGAGGCCGCTCGTCCCGTAGTCTTTGAGGCTATGCGCGTTATCGGCTCTCCCGCGACTGTCGCGGACATCTTCGCGGAGGCCGAGAAGGAACTGCCCGAGGGCTTTACCAAGAACAAGGTACAGTATGGCCTTCTGCACTACTGGAATGACGCGGTAGTCAAGACCGAAGGCAAGGTCAATATGTATGCGGTGAAGTAAGAAGAATGGGCGAGGGTTGTTCTCGCCCGCTCTTTCTTTATAGAATTAGATGTATAACATCTAAAAATAGATATTGACAAAATAAGATTTTTATGATATATTTGTATACGAAAGATGAAGGAAAACATCGAAAAACCAGAAAGGAAATTAGTATGAAGATGAACACTCCCAAGATGACCATCAAGCGTGAGCAGACCCTTGAACTTTATACCGAGGATTTTGAAGCAGCAGCAGAAAATCTTTATTGTAGCCATGAAATTGATGATATTACTGCTGACGATATTTGTGAGGCAGTTATTAGTCAAGTAGCCGCAACTGATTTTGATGCACAGGATTGGACTGACGCTATTTCAAACGAGACCAAGCGCGAGATCGTAACAATTATGCAGGAATATTTTGAAAAATATATTCTTGAAATGTCGCGTAGTAATTTTGATTATATTATGAATCAGAATGGTTGGGAAGAAGAGCGGAAATAATTCCGCTCTTTGATAATTAGATGTTATACATCTAACTTTCTTTATTGACATTTCAACATTAAAGTGATATACTCTTATCAAGAAGTGAAGGAAAACACTTAAACACCAGAAAGGAAACTTATTATGGAAATTAAAAAGACTGAAACTGCTAATATTACCGAAGAACATTTTGAGACAGCCGCGCGGGAACTGTATAATGATTATGGTTTAGAATTTTATAAAGATGCGGTATTAACTTATGTTTTAAACACCGCGCTCGATTATTCCGATGATGTTGGTCCATGGATAGAATGCTTGACGCCCGAACAGACACGAGGTATTCTTAAATATATGCGTGACGTATTTACTGACTATATAAATGAAATTGCTAATGAAAAGTGGGATGCAGTCATAGAAGAGAAGTAATGGCCTTTGGGCCATTTCCCTAATTAGATGTATAACATCTAAAAATAATTCTTGACATTCTTGCAGTTTCATGCTATACTTATTGCGTACCAAGGAGGCAGAGAACATGAGCAAGAAAAAGAAAACCAAGGCCCGCAATTCCTATGAAGTCAATCGTAGTATTCGCCGCGACTGGGGCGTAATTAGTCCAGTAACAAAAGTTATTCCAGACAAGCGAGACAAGAAACCGAAACATAAGAAGGGGTGGGAAGATGACTGATAAATTATATTATAGGGTAGTGCTATATAATGACAATACAATTTTGCCCTTACTATTTAACTCATGGGAAGAAGCAGATAATTATATTAGTATGAAAAAATTACATGCGTATATTACAATAATGTAAATATAAGAAAGGATTAAATAAAATGAAAAAGCAATTAGTTTATACTGAATCAGAGCATGACACTTTTCACAATTTTATCATGTTCCTTAATAAACTTGGTGAAGAATTAGATAATGCTAATGAACTTACACGCGAAAGAGAAGAAATCTTGGATAATGCGCAAAATATAATCGTTAATATTATGGACCTTTTTCCAGTAGAAGATAACTAAAAAAGATAGGAGAGTGAACAAATATGCCCGAGTGTCCGTATTGCCATGTTGAAATTGATGAAGAAGTTGATATGACTGACTTTGAAACCTATGACGCCGCTGTTTATTTATATTATGTTGGTAATTGTCCTAAATGCCATCGTGCTTTCAGATGGCGCGAGACTTACACGTTGGCAGAAGGTTGTGATGAGTTTGAAGAAATTGCGCGATAAATTGAAAGGATAAAATATTATGCCCGCTTGCCCGTATTGTAATAATGAAAAGGTACAATTTATCCAGTTTTATCCAGAATCATTCAAGTTTTTTATAACAAGCGTGTCTGTCACTTGTTTAATGGAATGCCCCAAATGTAAAGCACAGTATAAACAAGAATATTGGTACCAAATAAAAGATAATAAAGTAAAAGAGTTAGAGTAATCTAACTCCCGCATTATTTAGATGTTAAACATCTAAAAGCAAATCTCAAAAAATAGTTGACAGATTTTCAAATCTATGGTATTATATAAGTGTTCCAAGGGAGAGGCGCCCAAGCGGTGTGGTAACGCCCAGTGAGACCTAACACAGTTCGACTCTGTTCTCGCCTCTCATGCGATTCCTCTGGTTGGTAATCGGATAATGGCGTAAGAGTGGTTCGACTCCACAAATCGCAACCTTGTAACAAAAACTTAACAAAGTAGCCCCTTGACAAACAGCAAATCCTGTGCTATAATAAGGATGTAAGCGGTGGCATTAGTTGGGCGGTAATGCGTAGTTGGGACTGTTAAATCTTCCGCAACTTCCTAAAAAAATACTTGACATTCTCCACAAAATGTGGTAGAATATAAAAGAAGAAAGACAAGGACAGTCTTAAAAACCAGAAAGGGAAAAAGTATGAAGAGCACCACCATGAACACCATCTATGCCACTCTGTCCACCGTTGACTTCGCTGACAAGGAAGCCGTTATGGCCGAACTGTACAACGAAATTCACCGCGGTGATGCCGCGAAGGAAGCTAAGGCAACGGAATACGCGAACGCGCGCGAAGTTGTCCTTGAAGGTCTGCGCGTTGCGGGCAAGCCGATCACGCTTGCGGAACTGTGGGAAGAGGTAAAGGGGTCACTCCCGAACTTCACGAAGAATCAGGTTTCTTACGGTCTGCGGAACTACTGGGCCGACAGCATTACGGTCACGGTTGGTAAAGTCAACATGTACTCTTTGAAGGAGGGCGCGTAAGCGCTCTCTTTTTTTTTAGAAACGATTTAGATGTTAAACATCTAAAACATATTCTTGACATTTCCTTATATATATGTTATATTATACTTGTCCCAAGGGGATAGAAAGGAAGTAACCGAAATGAAAATTACATGGACAGAAGTGCATGAAGCAGAAATTGATGAAGAAACATTAGAGGCACGCGGATATGAATCAATACAAAACTCTATCTGGCCCAATGATACAGAAAAAGATGTAAAAGAATTTTTTGAAACAGACCCAGAGTATTGTAAACATCGAATTGAATACGACACTTGTGATTTATTAAATGATATAATTTTTGAGCATGAGCGCTATAATATTTATGAGAATGTTACTAATTGGGATGAACTTGTCGAAAAAGTTTCTACAATAATTTATAAAAATTTTCTGAAAAGACTTGACAAGATAGAAACAAAATGATATAATATAATTGTCCCGAGGGACAGAAAGGAAGTAAGAAAATGGACGAAATTATTTGGTACTGCACAGAAGATAGCACTATTTACCCTAATGAAGCAGAAGCAAGAAAATCATATCATGAATGGTGTGAAACACATCTTTCAGAATATGATGAAGAAGTTTTTAAAGATTGCTATCGCCCCATTACTTTCCGAGACTATAATATTAATATGGAGTGAATAAAATGAGAGACGCGAAAAAGGGAACTTACAACGGCGATTATACTTACTGTACTGTTAATGCCTATGGTGATTGTCCTTACTGCGACCAGTGTGGCGTATGCCATATTGATGACCCTATTGAAGATTGTAGCGACTTTGCAATGTTCTTTGAGAATTGGGACGAATGGTTGAATTGTGATGATGTAATTGATGATGATGTTGATGAAACAGGATATAATCCTTATGAAGGAGCATATGATTATGATTGTTAATCTTCAACTCAATGTTAATTACTGCGCGGATTGCCCTTTCATAACAGAAGTGCAAGAGCAAGGACTAAATGCTTATGCATGTAAAATGCTATTGCGCGAAGGTAAAAGGTATAGCGCAACAATAAATAGCATTTATGATTTTCATAAGGATTGTCCGTTTATAAAAAAGAATGAGAAATAAACAGACTTCGGTCTGTTTTTTCTTTATAAATTAGATGTTAAACATCTAAAAGAACTTATTGACATTTCAAAACTTTTGTAGTATACTATACTCACAAAGTCAAGGAATAAGACTTAAAAACCAGAAAGGTTACTAAAATGATGAGGAAAGTTTCTCGATTCACTGGCACTCTTATTGGCAATTTACTGTGTGAACGAGCTTTGGCACTGTTAATTTTTGCGGGGCGTATTGATTTTGCTTGTTTGTATGCTATCGCGAGAATGTATCGTCATCGAAAAGTTATTAGTATAAAAAATTCTTAAAACCTCTTGACAATTCTTCCCAACTATGATATAATAAAATCATCAAGAGAAGGAAAACTCTTATAAACCAGAAAGGAAATTAAGTATGCCGAAACTGACAAAAAATGTTGTTGATTCTGACCTCCGCACTCGCATCTTTGAGGACTTGTTCACTATTTATAGTGGTGACGAAGCAGAACTGTCTAACCATTATACCAAAGTAAATGACCGCCAGTATGGCGCTATCCTCGTGGACAAGAACGGCGTCGAGCGCTACTGCCGCGTGGGCGTTATTGTTGCAGAGGAACGTGAGGACATGACCGCGCGCGAACTGATGCAGAGCGAGATTGACGCTTACAACGCCAAACAGGAAGAAAAGGCCGAAAAGGCCAAGGCCAAGGCAGAGAAGGCCGCGAAAGACAAGGCCGCCCGCGAAGCCAAGGAGAAGGAAGGGGAGTAATCCCCTTCCTTTTTTAATTTAGATGTTAAACATCTAAATACATTCTAAAAAAATTTTTAAAACCTATTGACAACAACCCCACCCCAGTAGTATACTATATACATGAAGTGAAGGAACAACACTCAAAAACCAGAAAGGAAACTAACGCATGAACATTCTTGTCTTTGACACGGAAACCACTTCCCTTGACAAGCCCTTCTGTTATGACCTTGGCTATGTTATTATTAACGTAGACAGCGGCGACATTATCAAGCAAGCGCATTATATCATCGAACAGAATTGGCACAATCTGCCGCTGTTTGAGAGCGCTTACTACAAGGAAAAGCGCCCGCTGTATGTTCAGCTTATGAGAGCGAAGAAAGCGCAGCTTGTCAAGTGGGGCTATGCCACGCAGGCCCTCGCCCGCGACATCAAGAACTATGAAATCTCCTCCGCCTATGCTTACAACAGCGACTTTGACGACAAGGTTTTCACTTTTAACTGTGATTGGTTCAAGACCATTAATCCCCTTGAAAATATCGGTATCTATGATGTTTGGGGATATGCCAGCGAATTTATCACCAGCCAGGAAGATTATCTTTCCTTCTGTGAAGAGCATGAATGCTTTACCGACACGGGCAATTATAAGGGTAGCGCCGAAGTAGTCTATCAGTATATCACCGGTGACAGTGACTTTGTAGAGGCACACATGGGGCTTTATGATAGCCAGATTGAGGCCAGCATTCTTCTGTGGTGCCTTGCTAACGGAGCGAAACTTGAAACCAACTACAAGGTCAAGAAAATACTGCCGCGCCCACAAGAAAAGCCCTTTGTTATTAAAATCAACGGCGTTAAGATTTACGAAGGCGCATATGTAAAAAAGTATACCAGAAACGACATGTACAACTTCACGGTGAAGGGTGAGTAATCACCCTTCTTTCATGACGGGAATTAGATGTTAAACATCTAAAATAAAATATTGACATCAACTCAAATTTATAGTATACTTATATTGTCCCAAGGGATAGAAAGGAAGTAAGAGAAAATGAAAGTTGTTACTACTTATATCGCATACGATGACAAAGAGTTCAATAACCCTTCTGATTGTAAAGCATATGAAGATATAGCAAAGGAACGAATTGATGAAGCAAATGATGCTTATCTTTTCTTTGACAAAGATATGAATCGTTTTTGGCCTCCTACTGACAATGAAGATATTGAAGCGTGGTTGAAATGGTTTGATAAAGTAACAGACATTTGTGATTATATGAGCGTTCGCGCAATTCCTTCGCGCGAATTACACAAATTTATCTATCGCAACGTTGGCGCTTGCTTACCAGAACATAAAATTGGTTGGTTCAAATATGATTATAATACAAATGAGTGGGTTAGTGCAGACTAACCCATTAAATATATTAGATGTATAACATCTAAAATATTTCTTGACATCTTTCCAAACCTATGCTATAATATCTATGAAAGGAAGGGATGAGAGATGATGACAGAAAAATTGGCGCTTCAAATTGCTTACAACATTCTCAATGATGAACTTGACACACAAGATGATGAGTATGGTTATGGCGCGGCAGACACAGAATATTATCAGGAAATTAGAGACGCCGCGGCGAAAATCAAAGAAATGATTAAAGAAAGGAAGTAAGAATATGTTGGATTATGAACAGTGCCCTTATTGCGGTTCCGAGGATTTTGACATAAGTGACTTTGATCAAAATTTTGACATTGATGATGTATCGTTTTATTGGCGCTGTAATTGTAATGAATGTGAAAAAGTTTTTAATATCATTAAATGGTATAAGTTAATTAAAACATCTGTACAGACAGAGGAAGAATGGAGCGGCGAATAATGCCGCCCCTTTTTATTTAGATGTTAAACATCTAAATAATAAGCCCTCGCGGGCTTACTTACTTTTGTGCATCATTGTTATTGTTCTAAAACTATCACCGCATTGATTACATTCATACACATAGAAATGATAATTTTTCGTTGGTGTACCAACAATATGATAATGGCCGCCGCATTCCATGCAGATGCCATTATTATAAATTGTTTTACTAACAAAATAATTTCCGCAGAGAACTCCAATGATGATTATGATACTAAGAATGAGAGCGAGAGATGATTTCATAATCTTACCTTTCTGGTTTATTGAGGTTTTCCTTCCTCATCACGATACTTTTTTGATAACAAATAAAGTTAATCCCCTCATGCTGTTTAACTTCTTTCAAAAATGTTTTTGCTTCTGATTCATTAAAAAAATATGCGCTACCCGTGTAGTCTTGTCCCCAAATATTCGCGCCGCCCCATTCTATGTGCCACTCGGCCTTTTCTTTCCACATACTTAAATCCTTTCTGGTTTGTAGCAGTTTTCCTTCTGCTTTATGTGTACATTATATCATATTATAGAAAAAAGTCAAGAGAGGTTTTTAGATGTTATACATCTAAATTCCATTTTTGTCAAGTAGTTAGTCTCCTCTAACTCAGTTAGTTCACTCTAACTAACCAATTGTGTCAAAAGTTTGACGCGCGGTCAAAATTATGGTATACTATATATAGAAAGGAAAGGAAGGAGCAAGCTGGAAAGCTGGGCCTGTCAAGTATTTGACAAGCTGGATAAGCTGGATATGAAGATTATAGACTTTGAACGCAAAGGCAACGTCGTTCGATTTTATTTAGGCGCGGACGAGCTGGAAAGCTGGTACGGCGACGATTGGGACGATGTTCCCTACGAGCACAACGCTGGCCGCGTATATGACGAGTTTGTCACTGACCACCGCGACATGAAAGTTCCCTTTGATTACACTGTATTAGAGCCACGCGATGGTCATGTAAATAGCCGGTGGAGTAAGCTGGATATGGTTAAGCGCGCGGTACCTTGTATTATTATCGTGCCAGACAAGCTGGATTGCCATAGCGACGACTTTGACAAGTACGTTGGCGCCGCGAACGTTAAGCGCATTTACTTCGGCGATAAGCTGGATTAAAATCCAGTTTATTTTTATATTGACAAGCTGCGCAATTTATGGTATACTGAAAGTAGAATCTTTTTTAAAAAAATTATTTTATTGACAAATAATAAAATTTATGTTATAATAAAATTAAAAACAAAAATAAATAAAAATAAAATAAAATCTAACTTTATTATAACATAATTTTTATTTTATGTCAAGCTGGAACCGCGCCTATTTTTAATGGCGCCGCCGCAACTTCCGTTGTAATAGATGCGCCCGCGTAAAAATTATAACTTTTTTGGTAGTAAAAATTTTGTATATTTTTTTGACTACACCCCTAGCCCCTATATAGGTAGTCAAAAAAATATACACTTTTTTATATATATAAATATATATAATATATATATATATAAGAATATTATGAGCAATCCGCGAAGCGGATTGCGAATAATATTCTTTCGGCGGTACGCAGTACCGCGGCATCAAATCAAATTGTTTAGGTATACTTTATTTTTTGTTTAGTATACGTAAACTTTTAATGTGTCAAGTACTTGACAAGCTGCATAATATGCAAAATATAATGTATAAAAATGAATAATATACATCTTTTATGCAATTTTTACTACAAAAAAATCGTAGCAAAATGCTTGTGTGCGAAGGAGAAACGTTAAATTTTGCACGCATCTCTATTACTACCAATTTTTCCCTATGCCGCCCAAAATTTCCTACCACTAAAATTTTTTATATAGCAAAATTTCCCCGTTCCGTTCTTCCATCCCCTTCGTTTCTTTTAATTCATGTATAGATGTTTCCATATTAATAATATATTATTATATTTTATTTCGCGCAAGAAATTAATTCCTACTTCGCGGCGACAAGCGCGAGAAATCCGTTGTCATCAACTTCTACGTCATGCCATTCGCCACATATATAATAACATTGTTTGAGCTTACCATCCATACGTTTTTTCTTCTCTTGTACCGTATATCCAATTGAAGGTAAGCATTCTTTTAATTTGTTCCAGGTCATAATGCGATTCGTATTCTTATTTTCCTTATCTAAATCTGGAACACTCATGTATTCCGCAAGTTCCCTGCAACGTTCAAGCGGCAACCACGTATTAAGAAACTCTGATGGTATTTCTGGCGCGAATACTTTTAAATGACGTTGGTAATTAAAGGTTTGACGTGCAGCCTAAATGCGGTCGGTAGTATTTATGGAGTCAACAATTAAGCGGTCAAAACGCTTGTCATTAATAGTAATTCCTCGTGCTAATGCTTTATTCACTATAACAAAATCATATTCTAATGGCACCATACCAGTTGTTATAATGGTGTTGTATACGCGAAGTTGTTCTTCGGTCATTGGTTTATCCGTATTATTGGGAGAATGTAATTCAATCGCATGGAAGCCTCGCGCTTTCGCGGCTTCAACTAAACGTTGATTTGGTTCAATAAATGGTGAAAAGCACCAATAGCCGCGATTCTCTTCTGGTTGAAGTTCATTTACGTGCTATATAATGTTGGTGAAATAGACGTCATTTAACGCGCGATAACCCATCTCCAACTTGCCCTAATAGCTTGCGCTAACTAAGGATTTATAGTATGTATAGGCACGTTCTGGTGATGCGGATAAACCTATACATAGAATACGTCCATCCTCTATGATACGTTCCCATTCGCCTAGTATTATTAATGGCATGTATTCTTTCTTGGTGGAGAATGACTATATAACAGAAAGAACTTCCGCGTTAGATACTGTCTTGCGTGCAAAGTCTGTTCGTCGCGCGCGAACAAATGCTTGTGTAGCAAAATCAAATACGCTATCACATTCATCCCAACATATAACATCAATTTGTTCAAGCCATTGCGTTTGATTGTGCATGAATTCCATACCAAGACGTTGATAGCACATTATACCTATCTTATTTTCTTCTATAGAAAATGTAGATGGTTCCCATAGTATATCAGCATCGGTACATATGTCATTGTATGCGGCAATTATTGAGTCTTTTAACGCGGTTGTATCTACTAGAAATAGAATGCGGCTTGCTTTGCCATCGCGGGTAAAGCGCGTTAAATTGTTGACTGCCCAATAAGTTTTACCTGTGCGTACGCCACAATCCAAGATATTGTAATCACCGCGGCGAAATACAAGTTTATTCTATAAATCTAGGTCGCTTACTTTGAGTTCGTTCATGTTCTTTTTCACCTCATATATATTATAGCATATTTATTACAATTTGTCAAGTGTTGAAATTTCATTTCAATTTCATTTTTATTTTTTGATATTAATTTTAAATTATATTTCGCCCGAAAATTTCCCCCAATTTCATTTTGATTTCAATTTGAAATTTCAATTTCATTTTTAATTTTATATATGCCCGAAAATTTCCCCCTTTAAAAACCTATAACTCTACCCACTTGACTTTTTTTAAAATTTGATGTATAATTATTATAAAGAAAGGAAAGGGGATTTGAAGTATGGATAAAACTTTCAAATTTTATTCTGAAGCTCTGGATTATGCAATTGAGAACAGTAATTTTTGGGCAAATTATTTCCTATCCCCCTATTCGTTTATCACAGTACCTGAATTTACTATTGATGTCAATGTATGCTGCGGCGTTTCTCGTTGCGCGCTCGTTAGTGATAGCATGGATGAAATTGTTAAGTTTGATTTCAGCGGCGAGTTTTGTCAGAATGAACTGAATATTTATCGTGCGGCAAAAGAACAGCATTTGGATGAATGCTTTGCGGCGGTTAGGTATTTGGGAACGTATATCAAGCATGTTCGTATTCCTGTAATTTGCGATTTGGAATATTTTATGGATGAACTTTCAGTTTCAGATTCAATTGAAGATAAAATTTTGGATGAGGGTGAAATGCAGGATTGCACGATATGCCTCCCCCTCTATGCGTATGAAAAGGTAAGTCATTATTACTATGGCTCTACTACCATAAGTGATGATGATAAAAAGTTTTGCGGTCATAATAGTCCGCTAGTAGAGCGTAGTTGGGAAGTCGGCGCGGCAATTCGTCATTGCTGGGGCGATGAAGTATATTGGGAACTTTCTGACTTTTGTAATGAATGGGAAATTAATGATTTGCATACTGGTAATGTTGGTTGGCGCGGAAATGAATTTGTAATTATGGATTATGCGGGGTGGCATGATGAATTTTGAGACGGTAGCAGTTATTTATATTGTAAAGAATAGTGTAGCAATTGATACTAAAATTAATACATGGATGAATAAATTTTTTCATAATGATGCTGATTATCAGCGAGACAGATTAGTAATTGAAAAGATAATGCGTAATGCAATTACTGATTATCTAATGCATTGTGATGATATAAAACAAGAAGTAAGAAGATATTTTTTATATCGTGATGAATTTTTTGTGCATGATGAATTTGATGCAATGAGACAATTTATACACCTTATACAAATAAGGCATAATGGTGAATATATTAATGGTTTTAACGAAGAACAGTTTACAAATGTAATGGATAGTGTGGAAGGTAAATATGAGTAAAGAAAAAGATATGCTACATGAAATCGCGGTTGAAGCAAAGCGTTAGCAAATTGAAAATAGGTATAAAGAATGGTTTGACGAAATGCTTACCGCCGCGAAAGCAGGCAAATTTAGTATCCGTTGGCGCAATACAGAAGAAGATTTTCCGCAAGAATTAGCAGAATATTTACTTATTAATTTGGATTTTAGATTCTATCGCTTTAGTGACAATAAAATTTTCGAGGGTCCGATTGAAAGCCTAGGCCGAGGTTGGCGCACTAATAATACTCCCGGTACAGTACCCGGATATGTAGAAGTGAGTTGGTAAGTATATGAATATTTATAAATGTGATTGCTGCGGCCGCGAGGAAGTAGTACCATATGGTTATGACCTATTTAATGAAGGCGGCTGGATACGTGAATGGTATGATGAAAATAATGAGCCTGTTTGTTTTAACTACGACGATAAGTTAAAAAAATATATTTCCGATAAAAGAATTGCATCAGAAAAACATTTTTGTTTTCATTGTGTGTATCCACCTATTATTTGACTTTTTTAATTTTCTATGTTATAATAATAGCATAAAGAATAAAGGGGGAATTAGTATGGATATTCGTAATCTTGATGACTTGGCTCGTATGATTGCCAAACGCGATGGCATCTCTATGCATGAAGCCAATACGCTAGTGGATGATTGCGCGAATGAGATTAATGAACTTGTCGCGGCAGACCAGGCTACTTATGATGAGGTCGCGGATATTATCGCGGATTACCTCGGACTTGAACCTGATTATATGGATTTATTTATTTGGTAAGGGAGAAATAGTATGGAACCATATTATAATGAAGATAAGACTAAAGTCGCAGTTCTAGTATCTGGTGGATTTGGTGCTGGTTGGTCTACTTGGGGCGCAGAGTCTCTTGCTTGGGATAGCCGCGTAGTAGAATGGTGGTTGAATCATCATAGTCAGGAATATGGTCGCGCGCTTGAACATTCGGGTAGTTTTGGAACTCCTGCCTCGCGCGAATACCTTGAATTCGCGGCTAAGTTAAAAGAATGGGGTTATGACCATATCTATATGGGCGGCTATATTGATATTAGTCTTTGTTGGGTAGACCGCTATCGTAAGTGGCGCATTGAAGAATATGACGGAAGCGAATATATCGTCTACGCAGACGAAGAAAGATGGAACCAATTCTAATACTGTCTTTATTTTAGATACATATAATCCGCACGGTATTGATAAAGATAGCGTACGCTATGTTATATCTATAAATGACCGATAGTGGGCTGTTAAAGAAGTAGAATTGGATTGGGGCTTACCTAAACTTAATCGTCCCATTGGAGAAGAAGAACCAGACTTGCATGTCTTTTAGTTATTTAATACACTAGATGAAGCTATCGCCGCGGCAAAATATATAAAAATTTTAAATCGTGATAGGTGAAAAAATTATGAATTTAAATGTATTTAATGATTTCCCATATAGTAAGCGATACTATTGTACTCATCCGTGGATGTTTTTTAGAGAATGCTGGATTAATTTGAAGAACGCATGGATGCGCGCGACCAAGGGATATTGTTATACTGATTTATGGAACACTGATGATTGGTTCCTTGAAATCTTTCCTAAAATGCTGCGACATTTAGCAGCAGAACATAATGCATATCCAGGTAGTTCGCCATTTGATACCCCGGAGAAGTGGGAACGCTGGCTTACTGAAATGGCAGAGAATTTAGAATATGTTGCAAGTGATTCTGATGAAGAAAATGAATACGCGGATGAGTTTACGGCTGTAATGGATAATTGCCATGAAGTAAGAAAAGAAACCGGCGCGATTACTTATGAGTTAGATGATAAAGGCAAAGAGATAAGAGATAAATATTTTAATAGAGCAAAAGAAATCGCAGAATCACAGCAGCAATTATTAGAAGATACGATGCGCGAATTGGGACTATATCTGAGAAATTTGTGGGACTAAAATTATTTTTATAAAAGAAAATATAATAACTTTGGGACTATTTTAATACTCCTATAATAGGAGGTGGTCCCAATGAGTATGGGTATTTATAAAATTGAAAATAAAAATAATCATTAGTGCTATATAGGATAGAGTATTAATATAGAATATCGTTGGAGAGTTCATTTATATCCTTGCACTTATGCTAATCCTTTTTCATCAACCTATAATTATAAATTATATACTGCTTTTAGAAAATATGGTATAGAAAATTTTACTTTTTCAATCATTGAATTATGTGAACGCACTGAGTTAAATGAACGCGAAATATATTGGATAAAATA